AAAAACTCTGGTTTTAACACCATCCTCAATAGTTTGTTTAAATGGTAATTTGGATTCATCAAGTTTTCTACCCAACCATTGTAATTCCAAATCTAAAAATTGTTCATAACTCCCAATAGTGGAACTGCGACCTCCTGTAATACTAGCGTTTTCTAATTGTGGAATACTATTTTTTAACATTGGCAACAATTTTTTAATTTCCCTATACGCAATTTCTGAATGATCCCCTTTAAATGATTCTTTGAATAATGCGGTTATTTTAACTGTGAGTCCGTCGTAATATTTTTCTTTACCAACGATTGCTCTATACCCAATAAAATTTTCATCTTTTATTGGTTTAAATTTTGACAAGAATTTATTGATTCGTTTTTCCATTTGTTGGAAATATTTTTCAGTATACTTTTCTTCCATAAATAATTTTTATTTGAATTTGTGATTACCAATATCCCCCGTATGTTTTTCCACCCCACAGGTGACCATATCTATTAATTCTACACGCCCAATAACCGGCTTTCATTCTATCTTTTTTGTCTTTACATTTGTGTCTTGCCGCAAAACTTCTTCTTGCATCAGGATTGGACACTTTTGCGGTTAATCCTCCGTGAACATCCCCAAAGGTAATCTTTTTAATTCTACCTGTTGATGGATCTTTCACATAAACTTTATATTTTTTACCACCACCTGAATTTCTCATCGGATAACCGACTTTAACTTTTTTACCTTGATATTCTGCTTCAGATAATAGTTCTTCTTCAGTCATTAAATAAGGACAATCCAATGAAACATATTCACCTGTGGATATTCTAACCATCTTACCCAAATCAGTCTCAATTAACCATTTATCCGATCTATTCAATTGTATTGATCCTTTGTGGTATAAATCCCTAACCTCACAAACTAAATTAAAATAACCATCCGAATATGGTCTAAAAACACTTTCAGATAATGTAATCTTATTATTAATATGATAATTTAAATTCTTGGATACTTTAACATTTTCAGTTAAAACCATATTGGGAATAAATGTTTCAGAAATGACTCTTCTAACTATCTGTTTAATATTATTCATTTTTCAAGTATATTTATATTTATAAATACAATAATGTTTGATATTTATATTAAAAAGTTACACAATGAAAAGATTAGTTAAAGAAAGCGATATTAGAAGAGCACTATATAAAATCATCAAAGAAGATGATAGTATGAGTTCTGCGGAAAAGAAAAAAGTTAAACCAAGATGTGTTCCTGAAAACATCATCCAATTGGATGAGATAGTTGGGGATTCTGATGGATTCTCAAAATATTCTCCTGGAGTTTCAAAAAGAAACAGAGGGGTTAATGGTATTGTAGATACATTGGGAGTATTAAACAATATTAGATTGTTTAAGGACATTAAAGATGGTGGTGAACACTTGGCTTACGAAATGATGAATAACCTTAACAAATTCAGAAATAAGAACTATTATGATGAAACAAGTGGGAATTGTCATAAAGTTATGGATAAAGTAATTGAGTTATATAAAGAAAACGAACACGGGACTGAATTGGTGAAGGATATTGAAAAGGTATTAAACTTACAGGTTAGAGAGGACGAATTTACACCGTCTCCAAGAGCCAAAGAATATTTAAAACAATGTATCAACTTGGTTAAAGGACAATAAGAATTTAATTAGGACCGTTGTCGTTACGGCAACACCAAAAAGGGACAATTCGCTACTGTCCCTTTTTTATTGCTCAAAAATTTGGTTAGTATATGTTGTTAAAATTTAAAGTAAATAGTTTTTGATATTTTTTTTAATATTTATATAAAAAAACAAGTATTATGAAAAAATTCTTTAATCAGTTGTTTTGTGACAACAATTCCATCAACGAAAAATCTGTTGTTGGATTCATTGCATTCTTAATGATGTGTTTGTTCGCAGGTGCGGATATTGTAACTGGATTCCTTGGTAAACCATTAGTAGTTAACGAATTTATCTTTAATTCATTCTTAATTTTAGTATTAGGTTCATTTGCTATTGGTTCTGTTGATAAATTTATCAATAAAAAACACGGATCAGAAGACGAAGAAACACCTGAAGGATAATTTATTAGTTTCTTATGTAATCCCCACTCACAAGGTGGGGTTTTTTGTAACCTAAAATTAATATTATCTTAACACACTTTATAGATTTTTTTACTATATATTGTTGTTATGATAGGATTTATATTATTTTTCGGACTTATAATTGTATTACTTGGTAAAACAATCATCAAAGACAGGAGAGAATATCGTGATTGGTATGAAAAATGTAATCACATTTTGAAGAAATGAATGATATTTTCATTATATTTGTATTCCAAATACAAAATATCACACTATGAGTTCAAGAAACGCTAAAAAACTACCTGAACAGGTTAAATTTGAGAGGACATTCACTTATGATGATTGTATCGTTATATGGAAATACGACATATTAAAGACAAAATCAGGTCCATATGAGGTAGAAGTCAAATATCCCAAAAAAACCACTAAATAAGGTATTCTTTTATATGGTGATTTTACCCATATAATTAATGATTTTTGACGAAAAATGGGTTAAAATACCCCTAAAATAGGACTAAAAACCCGTCAAAAACCTCCATAATATGTCAAATTTTGACTATAAATGATGAAAAAACCATCAATTTAGACAAAAAAAAGGGGTTTTTAAGCGAAAAAAGGGTAAAATTGGGTAAATTAACACTAAAAAACCTTATTTTTAGCGTTTTTTAGGTGGTTTTCCCATTAAATCTTGTAAATTCTTTAAATTTTTATAAAAATCATCGGGAAAATTCAGATTTTTTCTTAAAATATCGGTATCAAAGGGAAATTCTTTGTTTTTTGGTATATTATTCATTGTTTTTATCATAGAAAACATATCTTTACCGTATTTTTTCCACCAAATGAATAAACCTATAGATATTACGCTTAAAACGAGCGTAAAAACGATTAAAACCACTGTTAACAACATATTATTTGAATTTGTAGGTTAATTATAGTGGTTTTAATCATATTTGTAAATTATTTAAGTAAATTATAGTATTTTTTGAACTTTTCTATTCTATCATCAAGTCCGTGAGTCCCTCCATTCACTCTTTTAGTCACTTTAGTCACAACATCGTCTGATGATCCTAAATCACAGATACTCCACAACTTATTTACATCAAAAAAGAACGCCGCAGACGCTAATGGATACTTATTTGCAACTAAATCGGGGTTTGAGACACAATCTTCACCAATAAATTGGGTAAATTTGGTATAATTACCCTTACCTGTTAACTGAATGTATCCTCTACCTCTAAATTTATACCCTTCTTTAGTTGTTTCGTCACCATTTCCCATTCTTCCACCATAAACACGGGATGCAATCTTTTCAGGTTGTTTTGCATACGACTCGGCAAGTGTTCCTGGGAAGTATTTACCAAATATCTTCTTTAAACCATCCGCAGAATAGTTTAAATTCTCTGAAACCGCCTTAAAATTACCCGATTCGTGAGCACATTGAGCTAAAAAGTGTGCCAATCGTAAATTATTAGTGATATTAAACTTTTTTGCCGTCTCTGATATCTGTGCAATCACTGAATCGGGGATAGAACCTTTAAGTTTTTCAATATTTAACCCACTTACAGGTGTAATTACAACATCTTCTTTAATTACTTGAGGTTCTTGGGGTTCAGAACCAAACATTTTACTCCAAGTTGCGTTACCAACAATACCGTCGTCTTTTAATCCGTTATTTTTTTGCCATTCTTTGACTGCAGCTTCAGTTTTTGGTCCAAAAGTCCCAACTGCCTCAACACCTAATTTTATTTGGAGTTTTTTTACATCTTCTCCTTTCGATCCTACTTTTAATAACATAATTTTTATTTTATTGTTTATTTTCTGTTGCGTATTTAATACCCATAATAGTTCCTACTATTGAGAAGGCGTTAGTTAAGAGTATTCCAAAGATATTAGACCATGTTGCACTTATTACTTGGGTATCTTTACCCATCACTAGGGTAAATACATATACTCCCGTGGTGACAATACCAACACCAATGATAATATAAAGAGCAACTTTTACTATATTGGATATTAATTCTGTTTGGTTTCTTTTTTGTAGGATATCAAGATCATTAATCGCGTTTGTTTTTGCTTCTTCAGCTTGTATCCTCGCTTTTTCAGAATTAATCATTTCTCTTTGTAGATCTTGTTGAATTTTTTCGTTTTCTTCTCTCCAATCAATTAACTCTCCATTTTGAATTTCAATTTTTACTCTTTGTTCTTCAGCCTCTTTTAAGGTTGACTGAAGATCATCCATAATCTTTTGATTTTCAATATTTAAATTTATTAATTCCTCGTTTTGTTTCTGTATTTTTTTTGTCATCTCAAGACGCTTTCTTCTTTTGTCCCCGTCTTTTGTTTCACATTCTTTTAAATACTTTTTAAACTCCTCATCATTTTCAGTATCAATAAGTTTAGTAATATTACCTTCAAGACCTATACCCTTTTTAGTGTATAAATCCATTAAAGTTTTTTTAGTATTACTGTCTATTATTATCATTTGTATACTTTAAATGGTGCGGTTCTGTTTTTATATCCTTCATAATCTTTTCTGAACTCTTCTAAACGAGGTTCAATATCGTCAGATTTAATGATCCAAAATTGAGCACCCGCTTGGATTGCCTTTGCTTGTTCTTCAGGTTCATTTGATGACGATATAATTCCAACAACTACGTGATTACCATATTCAAAATTAATTTTTCTAATTAATTCTATACCATCAAAAGAACTACCAATGATGTTTAAATCAACAAACACACATTCAGGTTTATCATTATCATCCCCACTTTTGAACCATTTTTCAAATTTCTTTGCCGCTTCGTCAGAGCTATTTAACGCATTTAAAGACAAACTTATGTCAAGTAACGAACAAGCATCTTCAAATACTAAATGGAATAAATCCTCATCATCCACTAATAAAATTGAATCAATCATTTTTTCTTTTTTGTTTTTTATTTTATTTTTATTTTCATTTTTGTTCCTATTTCATTTTTTTCACAGGTAATTTTAAAACCGTGTTCTTCTAAAATAGCAACGCAAATATTTAATCCTAATCCTGTACCGGATTCTTTTTGTCCATCTTTTCTTGTATAAGGTTCTCGTAAATAATCAAAATCTTCTTGGGTAATTCCTCTACCGTTGTCTTGTATATAAACATAATTATTATCTGAAGTTATTTTAACGAATTTAGAATCCGAATCATTATATTTTAAACCATTTCTAATTAAATTATCAACCGCAGTGCAGAATAAAGGTTCGTTAACTTCAATTGTTGGTAACTCATCAATAATAACTTGACTAATATATGCGGTTGATGATAAATAATCGGATAGGATTAATTTTAAATCACATTCGGCTTTATTTAATACAACATCTTTTTTCACAAGATTGGTAAATTCATAAACACCTTTATATACTTTTTGTGAATGTTTTAAACCTTCTTTAATCATTCTGATAGGTGCCTCAATTTTTAATGATGCAATATCTTCGGGGTTTAATCTTCTTTCTAAAGAACTTAATCCTCTTGGCATATATGTATTAATACCGGAGTGCATATCGTGTCTTAATATCTTTGCTGCGTGTTCTAAATAGGTATTTTTCTTCTCAATCTCTTTCTTTTGTTCATAAGAATTGGTGATATCTGTGGCAATTTTCATAATACGATAAATTTTACCGTCTAAACCAATGATTGGGTTATAAGTTGCTTGTAAATAAACTAAAGATCCGTCTTTTTTGATTCTAGTAACCTCACCGGTAAATAATGTCCCATCATTTAATTTTTCCCAAAAAATACGATATTCGTCACTTTTTGAATGTTCTTCATCTATAAAAATTCTATGGTGTTTTTTAACCACCTCATCCAACGATGAATATCCCATAGTATCTAAAAATAAATTATTTGCAAAAATGATATTCCCTTCTAAATCAAACTCAATAACTGCGTTTGATTTATTTATTGCATTCATTCTATTACGAATTTCTACTTCTTTTTTCTTAAGTTCTGTCACATCTTGTCTAATTGATGAGAACCCCTCTAATTTACCATCCTTATCAAAAATTGCTCTAATATATGTGTCAACATAATATAATTCACCTGATTTGGATTTATTGGTAACGACATCATTCCATATCTCACCTTTCATTACGGTTTCATACATTTTACCCCAATATCCATCAGGTTGAGAATCAGAATTAACTATACTATGATCTTTACCCATCACTTCTTTTAATGTCCATCCCGACACCTCTTCAAATTTAGAGTTCACATAAGTTATTTTTCCTTTGTTGTCGGCAACTGAAACAATTGAGGATTCATTCAAGAACTCTTCAGTTTCTTTATTTCTCCTACTTAAATCATTACTTTCTTTGACGGAATATGAGAATGTGTAAAGGGATGATAATAATTGAGCGAAATCAACTTCAGATTTATCCCACTCACGAAGAGTCAAACTTTCAATACATATAACTCCAATAGTTTCTCCTTTATAAATAATGGGAACATCTAACATAGATTTAACGCCAAGAGGTTTTAAATACCCTTCGGTAAAACAAGAAGTTGCGTTATGTGTTTCAGCGTCATTTGCAATAATAATTGGATTAATTAGGAGTGCTAAAAAATATGGTTGGAAATCTTTTTTATGTAAGATGATATCTTGATACCAAGTATCTTCAGATTTAATGTATAATTGCTCACATACGATTGAGGTTTTGTCTTTATTATATAACCATATTGAACATCTGTCAGCATCTATAGATTCGGTAACTTCTTTGGTTAATACTTTGGCACCTTCATTGGTGTTTCCTTCGTAAAATAACGAATTGTGGGATTGTGAAATTAAAGTTTCATTTAATTCTTTAACATACTGACTATGTTTTTTACTTACTTTATTTCTTTTTAGATATTCTAAAACAACAACCGAGAAAAATGGTATAAACGCCAAAAAACAAGCGTAACCAAAATACCCAATTTTGTCAATGTATTGTATAAAATTAAATACAACTAATGATTGTGTTGTAAAAAAAGTAACCATTATGATTACTGAAATAATCAAGGATATTTTGGATAATTTTGTCATACTAATAAATACAACAAAACTCCAAAAAAAACTATTTACTTTTACTGTATGAATACCATACACAGGTAAAGATACCCAATATAAAAATTGGGGTTGCAATACCGATATAAATCTCTAAACTCATCTCATTAAATTTATAAAACCATTAATACTTCTTCTCTCATCGGTGTTAATTACACCAAAATCTACTTTCCAAACATAAACCCCTTCTTTAACGGGTGAACCATCGTATGTTCCATCCCAAGAGTCATTAGGATTATGACATTCCCATATCATTTCACCCCATCTATTAAAAATATACAAATCAAATTTCTCTTCATCAATACCGTTAAAATAAAATTTCCAAGTTTGATTATGTTCGTTACCGTCAGGTGTAAATGAATTTGGGATAAATGATAACACATCACTCTCAATAATTAAAAGTTTTGAAGTAGTGTCTGAACAACCGAGTTCGTCAACCACGGTTAAGTAAACCGGATATTGTCCTGTTATTCCTTCAGGAAAAGTCATAATTGGATTATCAGACACGCTCGTTGTTGGTGATCCGTCAGGTGCATACCAATACCAACTAACAATATTTGAATATGATTGATCTTGCATCATTACTGATGTATTGAAAAATGTGGTTGGACTTGATGCAATATTAAATTGTGCCGTTGGTATCGGACGAGTTTCAACTATATTATTAAATGTTTGAGTATACACACAACCATAATCTGAAGTAACTGACATTGTAATATCCCATATACCCGCCGAATCATAGGTATGTGTGATGTTGTCCGTTAGTAATGTTGTTGTGTCGGTATTATCCCCAAACATAATAAAAGAACTAACCATATTGATTGCCGGTGATGAGGTATTCGTGAATGTAAAATTACCAGGAATACATAATATTGTCTCATTAGGAACTAAAGACGGTATTATTGGTGTTGGGTAATCTAAATAAATATTAGATTCTATTTGACATCCATTCGCATCTTGAATTGATAACAAATAATCTCCTCCCGATAATCCTGTGATAGTATTGGTTGATATCACATTATCAATTAGATAGTTATAAGGTGGAGTTCCCCCATTACCAACCATAACTACTGATCCGTCATTTCCACCACAAGTAACATCAGTTTCAACAATACTATTAAAAATTAATTGAGTTGGTTGGTTTATTGTAATAGAAGAATTTCCAGTACATCCGTTGTTGTCGGTAACTAACACATCATAGGTTCCGGCACATAAATTTATTGCGGTTTGAGTTGTTTGCCCATTTGACCATAGATAGGTATAATTTGGGATACCAGTAGTGGCGGTAACGGTTGCCTCACCGTCACACCCTAAATTACAAAGAGGTTCGGTAAATGATGTTATACTTGTTTGTATACTAGGGTCACCGGGTAACACAAAAACAGTATCAGGTCCTAAACCTCCTA